ATACCTTTACAGCATGCTGAACCTTAGAAGTATGGAGATTACAATATAATATACAATTTTTTAAGGATTTTTCCTATTATTAACTATTAAAATTTAACGCTGATGAATGAAATTGCTTACGAAGAAAAGCTAGAACTTAAACTCATTGGAGAGTTTAAAAGATTGTTCTATAGAAAGATGGGATATGAGCCTGTCGTTATCTCTAGAAACCACAAAGAAATTGATCCAGAAAAGAAAGGTCATTCTGATATTAAACCTGCAAACTTAACAACACTTAAAGAATGGTTCGAAGAAATTACACCATTTAGAAATGGAACTAGAATGCCATTAAATAGTAAGAAAAGGTATAGAGAAATAGTTCAACTAAGAATGATGTATTGTTTTATAGCAAGAATGATGGGTCATTCCTTTGTTAGAATAGGAAAAGTACTATGTAGAGACCATAGCACTATTATGCACAATGTAGATACATTTAAGAATTTGATGGAGACAGATCCTCAATTTATAGAGCTTTACAGAGAAGTGTTTCAACACATAAAACAAAAATTAGAAAACTATGACTCAAAACTTTTGGAATGTAGCGATCAGACACAGGATAACTATGAACCAGCTCTACTTCCTTGATTGTTGTAGATATCGTATTCAACCTGATAGTCTCATAAATAAGAATGCAGAAGCTATGATATGTCAAGCTAAAGGACTTATATCAGATGATAACGTACTCACTCCCAAGGCATTACAAATACTAGAAGAGTTAGATATTTATGTTGTTAAAACTAAAAAGAAGGTGGCTGCTTCTGTATTAGGTGAAGATTTTATGACAAAAATTAAAGAATATCGTGAAATCTTCCCAGCTAAGCGTCTTCCATCTGGTGAGTTGGCTAGACAAACAGTAAATGAATTAAAGGACAAGTTTGTGTGGTTCTTTAAAACCTACCCCGAATTTACATGGGAACTTGTACTAGATGCTACAGATTACTATGTAGCTAGATATGCAAAAGCAGATTATATGTATATGCAAACTAGTAGCTATTTTATTAAGAAAAAGAACCCTGACAATACGTACACCTCAAAACTAGCTGATACTTGTCAGCAACTATTAGATAACCCCAATATTGTTAACGAATTAAATGAAATGTAATGGACATGACTGAAGTTTTTAACACATTTTATCAACAATGTGATATAAAAAAAGAGATAGAAGAGTACTCTATAATGTTAAAAGATGACAAACCAGGTATAAGGGTGATAAAAGATGACATAATTGAGCAACTTATTCAACATTTAATGTTAAAATCATTTGTAAAAGGTTCAGAAGCAACTATGGAAATGATGAAAAATATAACTAAATTTGATAAGAAATCAGTTGAGTTATGATTAAGAATATTAATAGACCTGGTGGTGCTAAGTTTATACACGAAATATATGAAGAGGGTCTACAGTATATCAAAGACAGAAGAGATGGAAGGATTAGATCATTCAAAACTCCATGGGTTGGTTTGAATGATGCGACTCTTAATGGATTAGAATGGGGATCACTACTCACTATAGGAGCTAGACCTGGTCAAGGTAAAACTCTAATGGTAGGTCAGATTTTGAGAGAAAGCTATAAACAAAATCCAGATCAACAGTTTAACATATTAGAGTTTCAATTTGAGATGGGTCCTAAGCAATCTGCTTCTAGAGAGTTTGCAGCTCAAGTGGCTTTAGACTATAACCAAGTGTTAAGTACAAAAGATCAGATAAGCACGTTTGCTGTACAACATTTAGAAAAGTTTACAAGATATTCTAGAGAGCTAGCAGACAAAGGTGTATTTAGAATTCAAATCAATAAACCTTGTAACTGGAGACAAATTAAAGAATATGTCCACTACTACTATGACGATATGGGTTCTAAACCTTTATTAGTTACTGTTGATCATAGTTGGCTTATTAAGCAAGCTTCTGATGAGAAAGAAAAGCTGAACACTCTTTATAACACTGTAGAGATGCTTATGGAACTAAAAAATGAGCTTCCTATTATTGTTATGATGATTACGCAGCTTAACAGAACTCTTGATGAAGCTTCAAGAAAGACTCCAGGATCTATTGCTAACTATCCAACTAGTTCAGATATATTTGGAGGTGATGCTCTTATGCAAGGTTCAGATGCAGTTATTGCAATGGCTAGACCTGGTATAAATGGTATAAAACAATATGGTCCAGATAAGCTTCCATGTGATCCTGATTTAGTGTATTTACATCCTTTAAAACTTAGAAATTCCAAAAACGAAAATGAACTATTATATATGCGTGCTGAGTTTAGCTTACAGAAATTGGTAGAAATACCAAAACCTATAAGCACAACTTCTACTGCGTATATACGTAGATCATCAAGAAATGTATCTGCCGATATTGGCGAAGAATTATAAAACAATAATTATGAGTAAAGAAAGAGAAGAACTACTCGTTGAAGCTAGGCGCTATCATCGAAATCTTATTAATGATTTAAAAATTAGTGAAACAGATTTCACAATTAAGAAAATCTTTAGGCACGATGGAACTATAGTGGTTCCAATTATGGGGTATGAATTTACAAAACCAAAAGGTCTCTACTTTGAAGTGGTAAAAGGAGACTATAGTGGGTTTGCAGATGACAACAGAACAGTGTATAGACTTCCTAATTCTGAGAAAGAAGAAGCTATACCAGATCCTGTATATTCTGATAGATATTTAGTACCTTTGGAAGTATTAAGGACTGTTGATCCTCACTCAGTAGCAATTAGTAAAGATGCTGCTGTTATGAGTGGAGATAGTATTCTAAAAAAGATGAAGGATGAGTCACCTTCCACTGTAAAAATCTTTAGTACTAACACAACTGTTGATGATGCCCCTTATAGTGATATGACTATAAGAGATTATATTGCTATTCATACAGGTAAACCAGTTAGTAGTAAAGGATGGCTCAATGAACTAATTAAACAAATACCGTAAATATGGGACAAGGAATCCTCATTATCGCAGAATCTGGAGCAGGTAAGTCTACTAGTATCGAGTCTCTAGATCCAACTGAAACGTTCATTATTAATGTAGCAAACAAACCTCTTCCTTTCAAAGGATGGAGAAAAAAGTATGTAGCATGGAGCAAAGAAAACTTAGGGGGTAATCTTTATGATAAAGCCACTCCTGATAGTATTGAAGCTTGCTTACGTTACATAAGTGAGAAACGTCCAGAAATTAAAAATGTCGTGATTGATGATTTTCAATACATGAGCAGTTTTGAATTCTTTGACAAAGTAGATGAAAAAGGCTATGAGAAGTTTACAAAGATTGGTGCTCATCTTGCACGTGTTGCTAGACTCCCAAAAGACTTAAGAGATAATCTTATGATCTTTATTCTAACGCATGCAGAAGAATCTACTGATATGGAAGGTAAACGCAGATTCAAAGCCAAAACAATAGGACGTATGGTAGATGAAAAACTTACATTAGAAGGTTTATTCTCTATTGTTCTATTTGGCAAGGTGAAGAAAAACAAAGAAGGTGTTATTCGTTATGTGTTTGAAACACAAACAAATGGCGAGAACACTTGCAAGTCTCCTAGAGGAATGTTCAACAGTTTGGAAATTGAAAATAATTTGCAAATTGTTCGTGATGCAATTCTTGATTATGAAAATTAATTCTCTTATTTTTACATTTTAAAAACAACAATTATGTTTAGTACAAAAGGACAAGAAGTCAAAGGCAGCAGTGGACCTTCAAAATCTCTGCAACCAGGTGTAGTGTTAGCTCACATACATAGTGCAACAATTAAATCATCTGAAAAGACAGGTAAGAAAATGCTTGAGTTTGTGTTGGAAGGACCAGCACTTGAAAACTTTGAAGGATGGGCTCTTGATAAGAACGATCTAGAAGGACCAAAGTTTAAAGGTCAATCTTCACGTGTAAGTGCAACTATTTGGACTGATCAATATAACGAAGATGACATTAATAAAAATCAAATCTTAAATCGTCTTGTAGTTATTGCACAAAAGCTTGGACTTAAAGATGAGCTTGATAACATTTCTGAGCAACATCAAATCACTTCTATTGAGCAGTGGGTTGAGAAAGCTATAGAAATTCTTAAAGGTCACGATCTTTATTTCTTCTTAAAAGGAACTGAAGAAGAGTATAATGGTAAAACCATTGTAAAACTTTCTCTACCTAAGTTTAAGTTCTGCGGCAATCTTACATCTGAAGTAGATACATTTGATAAAAATAATCAATATCATTATAAACCATTAGCTAAAGACTCTTCTGTAAAGAGTTTTGAAGCTGCTGGTAGCGATTTTGATCTATAGTTTAGAAGAAAACCAACATGTCCATGGGGGGTGTTTTTACACCCCCTTAATTTTTAAGCCTATGTTTAGAATAAGAAATTTGGTTCACGATATAAAAGATGTTCCAGATACATGGATATTTGAACATTATTGTAAATTAAATCAGAAACTTGAAGGTCAAGACGTTAAGATTAAATCTATGTTTAATCAAGAACGAACTCCTAGTATGTGTATCTTTTATGCCGATAAGTATAATACTTATAGGTATAAAGATTTCTCATCTGGAAAGTATGGGTCTGCTGTAGATCTTGTAAAAGAGATGTCAGGACTCAAGTACCATCATGTATGTCAAAAGATAATAGAAGAATATAACGATTGTATTCTTAAAAGTGGCTGCGGATACGAGTCCAAAGAAATAAAACAATTCTCTAAATTTAAAGTGACTTCTTTTGTAAAAAGAAACTGGACAACAAAAGATCAGTATTATTGGACCCAGTTTAATATTGGATCTAAGCTTTTAGAAGAACATTGTGTTTTCCCATTGGAAAAATATGTTATGACAAAAGATTCTGATATAGTTGAAATTAAAGGAAGTTATATTTATGGTTATTTTAAAAAAGATGACACTCTTTATAAGATATACCAACCAAAGAATTTAGATAAGAAGTTTATAAATATTAAGAGTCATATACAAGGTGCAGAACAATGCAAACCTCCGTATAAGCATCTTATTATTACATCTAGTTTAAAAGATGCTATGTCTTTAAAATCATTAAAGCTAGCTAATTTAAACATAGTTGCAGCAGCTTCTGAGAATTCAATGTTACCATCTTCTGATATAGAGTGCTGGCAAAATGAATATGAGAACATTATTGTAATGTTTGACAATGATAATCCTGGCATAGAAGCAATGAAAAAATATCAGGAAAAGTATAGTTTTATCAAAACAGCTTTGCTACCTTTGAGTAAGGATATATCAGATAGTATCAGAGATCATAGTGCAAAGAAGGTGAGAGACTATATTGTCCCTATATTAAATAAGAAAATAAATGAAACGCAAGAAGGCATGTAAAAAACCTAGAAAAGTAAGAGCTGTTACTCCTAAGCCAAGAAATGCTGGGACAATGACAGAATCAGCTTTTTGGAGTTTTATTAGAAGCGCGTTACGACAAAAGTCTAGATGGTGGAAACCTATAACGCAGTGCAAAATGAAAGCACGCAGAACTTATAAGGGTCCAAACAAAAGACAAAAGTTTGAGTATCAGTGTAACGAGTGTAAACAATGGCATCCTGAAAAGAATATCAATGTTGATCATATCGTTCCTGCTGGTACATTAAGATGTGCTAATGATCTTCCTGGGTTTGTAGAAAGACTATTTTGTGAATCAGATAATTTGCAAGTGCTCTGTAGTGCTTGTCATGATAAAAAAACAAAAGATGAGAAATCTAAATGAATTAAAAAAAGCTATAGAAAACAAGATCCCACTTGTTTGGAATGATCCTGATCCTATAGAGAAGACTAATTATAATATTACTTATATTGAACCACTGACAGATGATATAGATGAAGATACTCCTATTCTTATACACTATGGTGAAGATTCTGAAGCAGAAGTTTATTTACATGAGATAAAAAAAGATTTGAGTTATGTGTTTAATCATATTACAGAAACTCAATGGTTAAAAATAATATATTCATATTTAAATCACCAGATCGATCCTCAACCTACTATTCCTCTTGACTATCTTGAAAGTTTAGATGTAACTGATCTTGATGCTGTTACACCAGATATGTTTACAATAGAAGAATATGATGAGGAGTATGTTATAGATTTACTAGATGCTTTGCATTTAATTATTTTAAGAAGAGAAGAAGAAGATTTAAAACAATTATAAATGGAAAATCAACAACTATTTAATGAGCTTATAGAAGAGGTAGTATCTCAAATACATTACGATATAGAAAGTAGAGAAACAGAAGCTTTAGAAGAACTATTACGTTTTTGTCCTATACAAAACTTAATAGCATATCTTCCAGAAGAACAACAAGAAAATTATGAATACTTATTAAAATTTGTATAATATGGCAGAAATTATTAACGATGATAATAGACCAGCAGATGAAATAATTATAGAACACTTTGAGAATCAAAGAAAAAAAATTAAAGTGTTAACAGACTTTTTAGAATATGAAGAAGCGTTAACAAAAGACAAAGACACAGCGTCAAGAATTACAATAATTTTAAAAGAATTAGGAGTATGGAACTAGATGAATTTTTTGAAGACAAAATGATCGCAGATTTAGCTACAGAATCAGTTAAGATTCTGCAAGATGAATTTTATAGTAAACCTTTTGAATTTTCTTATAGCAGCTTAAATAAGCTGTTATGGAACCCTGTTGTGTTTCATCAGCTTTATGTTCTTAAAATGAAAGAAGAAAAGACTGATGCACACTTAGTATATGGTAAGATTATACATGCTTTATTGTTAGAAGAAAATAAATTTAATGACCAATTTATCATTAGCCCTAGCACTCTTCCT